CGCAGCATATACTGCAGGATTTGCTTGTACCATTCTTGATTGCATAAATTTAGTATGTGCTAAAATATGAGCATCATGATTTTGAAATGGAAAAGCAGTTAACATTTCCCCACGAAGTGCAGCTGCATTTTCAAGACCAGGGTCTCTTGGTACAGGTTGTGGGGCTGGTTTTAATAAAGACTCTATGTCTTTAGTGCCTAACGCTGCATACACTCTACGATACGCTTCATGCACGTTATGTAGTTGCGGGTTAGAAGTAGCTATTTGTAATTGAGTTTGAGCTAACGTAACTCTTTGTGTCATTGAAAAGATGTTAGGGTCTGCGACCGGTAATACATCTACTTCAGGACTAAAATCCATTTGTTTAATCATACGTTCTGCGTTATACACCGCATACGGATAAATTGGTGGTAAGTAGGTAGAAAATACACCACTTAATAATCTAAACTCTTGACGCATCGCATAGTAACATCTTTTGTGTATTGCACTCATGACCCGTGAGCCGCGTTCCAAGAGAGCTACTGTTGTACCCACGGCTCTATTTTTACCATCTTCGCCCACTTGCATGTCAGCAATAGCCGCGAATCTTTGACCAGCTTGCACGACAAAACCTAGTAATTGAAACAATGTTTGACTTGGTTCTTTAAATGGTAGTATTTGGAATTGATCCTTTATATTTCCACCGGGTGCATCTACGTCTCTAAATTCACCTGGTTGAAATGGTTGATCCTCGTCACGTATGCGTAAGCCTCTTGCTTTAAAGCCAGCTGGTAAGTTAGACAAGGTTCCCGCATCAAGGAGCTGTCTAAGAGAAGCAGTAGCAGTTTTACTTAATCCACCAATCATGTGAATTAAACCAAATCCATAGAAACCTAGACCTGGCAAAAACTTGTAATGTACAAAAAATTCTTTACGTTTAAATAATTCATCATTAGGTTCATAGTTTCTGTAGATAGATAAAATCTCTCTTGAGCCTTCATCTAAAGTTACAATATAAGGTATCTTAACGTTTTTCTTGTCGCTTTCAGATTCTTCTAAATCTAAATCAACGTGCATTTCTAAAACATTAAACTGATAATCTTTGTCCATGTCCCCGCTTGCGCTTACCCCACCTAATTCGTCATACTTGTCTTGCACTGAACTATCATCAGTGCGGCTAGGTAATATGTCTACGTCACGATAAAAACCCACTTGTTGTTTTTTAAGAATATCATTCTCACTCATACGTACTAGGTGTGTAATTCGTTCACAATCATTTAGATCAGTTGCATAATAAGGCACTACTAAATCTTCTGCAGGAACAAACTTTGATACTGCTCGTTGCATAACGTCATCGTAGTAAACTTTTTTAAATGCAGATCCAGCAAGGGGTAAATAAAACAATAACTGATCAAACTCTGGAGTATACTCTTCCATCTTCTCAGTAATCATGTAATTCATAAATTCTTGCACACGGTCTGCTTGTGCTTCTTTCTCTGGAGTGACAGAACCTACAATTCTAGTATTTACTGGACCGTCTGAAGGTAGTAGTTCTTTATAAGCTTGAGCTTGAAACTGCGTAACTGCCTCAGCTAACATTGGGTGAGTAACTGAACTGGCACCTAGAAACGGGCCACTTTCATTATTGTACTTGAACCCCAATAAATCTAAACCAGAAGTGTAAGATTTCTCCCAATCACTTCTAGATTCTTTATCTCTTCTATAGTCTGCTAACAATTCACCAGCCATACTAGCTAGTTCACGCTCATCCATATTTTCTGCAAGATTAGCATAAAACTCTTGAGCTTCTTCTTGAACTTGTTCTTCATCAACAGACTCATCTGTAATCTCTACATCAACAGGTTCAACAGCATCTAGTTCTTCTTGAGTTATTTCAATATTATCTTCAACGGCCATATTTATGTTACCTTTGTTTTTTTATTTCTACCTAGTTTACACTTAACTTGCACATATTTCCCTTTTTTTAATTTTGGTATAGACGCATCAATTTTTTTTATAGAAGTGTTAAAAATATCGTATGCTGGATTTTTATCTTTATAAGCAGTTTTAAAAGCTTTGTTTTTTGCTTCTATTTTGCTAATTAAATTAGGGTTTTTTCTTTGATATGATTCTATACTTTTTTTTATAGTTAAAGGATCTACTCGTTTACCATACTTTTCCATAGCTTTTTTTACTAGCTTTTCAGTCGCTTTGGATATGTTTTGTGCTTTTGTCGCCATATTATCTAAAGTTTACCATTTAAATATATCTACCACTAGTCCACCCTCAGCTTTATACTGCTTAACGGGTAATTCTTTCATGTTTTTAGGTACCTTGATAGCTATGCTTTTGTAATATAAGTTAGCATCTATTTCAAACATATCTACAAACTGATTTGTATTTGCACCATAAAATTTTGCGTATAAAGCTCTTTCTTCAGGTGTAGCAAAAGCCGCTTCATGTTGAATATATTTGTTAGGATCTAACCCTAAATCTTTATACAAGTTTTCGTTTCTTTCACTTCTTAATATTTTATAAGGTTTTTTAGGATCTGATTTAGCCACATCAATTTGCATAACTTCTGTGTTATATCTTTTAGCTAAATCTTCCATCTCTTTAACCATGATTGCTTTTTGTTTTGCCATTGCTTTGCCGTCATAAGGCACTTTTTCTCTTTTTTCTCCATTGTACACTTTTGTCTGACCAGGAAATCCTGATTTCCCGTCTGCAGTGCCGTAAAATTTAAAGTTTCCTGCAGTGGAGCCCCCTGTGTTATAACCTCTTAGATGATGCACATATTCAGTTGGGTTTATAGAAACATAGTCTGCATCTAATTCTGCAGCATTTCTTAACATTCTTTTTAACGCATCGTTAGACCAATCGTCAGCTTCTTTTAAAGGCATAAAGTGCGCCACATCATCTTGTAAATAAAGTTTTTCTATAGCTTGTTGAGGTGTGGGATTAACGTTATCTAATTCAAATTTGTTAATAAGTTCTGTTCTTGCTTGTACAGCTTCTTCAAGAGCCCTACCTTTTAATCCTTTTTTAAAAGGCTGTCTTTTAAGTTTTTCAATTGTGCTTTTAGCAACTTTATCATTAAATACTTTTTTTACATTTTCTAAATCTCTATATTTTCTTTCGTCGTCTGGAGTAATACGAAAAGCTTTTTCATTAATACTTATTTGTTCATCTAGGGCTGCACGTATCTGATCTTTGTATAGTCTACCATCAAAATCAGAATTGACTGGGCTAATTCTTGCTCGCGCTGCAGGATTACCATCTAAAGGTTTTACTAATTTCTGTGTAATTTGTTGTGGGCTTTGTAGCTCATCAATCGCTAACGTTTTTTTACCATCCATAGTTGATCTTTTACCAAATCTTGTCCAATAAAGTATATCAATATTACCGCTCATTGTTTCCGGAGCATAGCCTGCTAAGTCCTTGTAGTGGTTAGGATTCCAATCTTTTGTCATTTGCGTTCTTTCACTTACAATACTATTTTTTGGAAAGTAAATATTATCTTCATAATAAGATTCAGGTGCGTACATACGGTAACCCGTTTGTGTACCAAACTGTGGTAATTGTTTATTTTCACGTCCTCTTGATAAGCTTTTAGTTATTTCGTTAAATTGTATATATACTTTTTTTTCATTTTCAAGTATGTTATCTAATCCTATTAATCCATTATCAGTAGTAAAAATAGCTCTGTTTTCAGGAGCTAAGCTATTAATAGCACTTTTAACTTCTGATACATTGTTAGTAAAATCTCTATCTAGAGTAGAGTCACGACTATCAAAAGAGTTATGATGATCTGCTGTTTTTTTTCTTAAATTTAATAATGTACGAGCTAGTTGTTGCTTTCTATCTTTTAAATTACCTACACCACTTGCTGGGTTTAATACTCTAGCTAACACTGTACCTAACTCTGATGAAGCCGGGTCTGCTGAATTACCTAAATCAGCTTCTTTAAATTTTCTAGCTATGTCTACAAGTGCTCGCTCATAATTGGTATCTGCTGTTTCGTTTAATTTATCTATTCTTTTAATAGAATCAAAAATATCTTGCGGAGTTTCTAAACGCATCCTTCTAATTTTGTTAACAGGAGAATTAGTTATCATCTCAAGTAAAGTATTTTTTGAAACAGTAGCATTGTTGTCTTGAGCAAACTTTAAAAAACCATCTATTAAATTACCTTGGTTATCATATCGAGCAATGTTCAAATCATCTAGTTCTTCTTTTTTAAAATTAGCTTTAAACTTAGATCTACCACCAGCTTGTTTAATAAACTTTTCTGTCATCTCACCACTTAAAGCTTTGTTGTTAGAAAATAAATTAGCCCACTCACTTGCGGGTAGATTTTTTTTACTAGGGTGTAGGGCAACAAAATCAAACAAAGCAGACCCACCAGAAGGTAAAGTCTGACCTGTGCCATTAGTTAAAGGGTTATCTAAAACAACTTCTTTAAGTTTTTCTAATTGAGCACGTTCTTCTCCGAGTATTTTACGGTCTAAGACCATTTCTTTTTTTTGTATTTTAGCTAAATCATTTTTTATAATTTGAGGTTCAGAGAATTGAGGGGCTTCTTTTTGTACAACCTTACTGGCTGCTTTGATAGCAGGACCCACCCCACGAATTTTAGAAAAAAGAGCAAGTGCCCCAATGCCAAGACCAGCTCCACCAAGAACCTTTAACTTATCTTGTGTGTCCTGACTTAAGCCAGGTGATTTTCTTTCTGTTTCGGCCATGACTAATAGTACCTATATTCTTTAGGGGGACGATCCTCATCATCTTTATAATCTGAGTATAACTCAACAAAGTTCCCTTGTCTGTACCTTAGTATTGCTTGAGTCGTAGAATCTACATAATCATCGTTAGCACCATGTGGGAAAGCGGCACATTCGTCAATGACGTCTTCCGCAAATTTTTCTCCATATGGATACCAGACGGCCCCACTTTCAAAGACCGGGGCACAACTGTTGACTCTGGTGTGTTTATCGTTACCTCTAGTTGGCGTGAATGGGACCACCGGAATACCCATTCGTCTGAACTCTTGGGTCAGTGGTTCACCACTAGCTTTTTGCTCGACAATAATAGTTTCAGGTTCCCAATACTTCTGAGCATCTAGTGCTACTGCTTTTAGTTCCGGAAAATCATATTTACCACGAATCGCATCTAACAAAATAATATTAGGGGCACCACCCTCTTCTGGAAAGAATACACCCCACGTGGTTATTGCACTA